TTATGCTCGGTCATAGTTGATTAATCGGCTGAAAATGTTATGTATAATCACATCAAAGCGCAGAGTACGTCAAAAAACATCTGCAGTTGATGACTTCACCTGCAGGAGCTCCATAAGTGCCGTCTGCAGGACAATCCATTTTCGAATATCCGGACTTGCCGAACCACGAATACGTCTCCGAGAGTTCGATGGTCTTGCTCTCCAAGTGTTGATGTGTGTCACGGACCGCAGCATCCAATGCCGTGTTCCATGTCTTCATCTCCGTCCTCGCAGAATCCAAGCTCTTGACGGTCTCCAATGAAGCACGGTTGCTCGATGCTGCCGTCTCCGTCCTCGCAATGGTCGATGCTCTCACCGGAACGATCTCCTGTGCATAGAGATCCGTGAGTGCCTCACGGAAGGAGACAACCGATTGAGAGCTGTCGAGGATGCTCCTGATCTCCCTCATGGTCGCATCGTCGATGTTCGTGATCTTCGATGCTGCGTTCTCCCTGATCCACCTGCGGATGAGTATCGCATAGAGGTCATCCTCTCCCAATGGATCCGTAGCCTTGCGCTCAATCATGTCACGGTACGATTTGCTGGTCATGTTCGCATCCACCATGGGGTAGATGTCCTTCGCGACATTCGTGTAGGTCCACTCGAGAACGTGCTCCATCTGTGGATCGTATGCCTTGAGGACCTTGAGGATCTCCCTCTCATTGGGGTCTTCCAATTCAAGGATAGAATAGCACTGATCTGCGAAGATCGTGCGGAATTGGGAACGGACAACTCTTTCGTACTTCGTCCTTATGCGCTCGATTTGACGGTATGCCTTGAGCCTCTTCGCTCTCGACATGGATCCGACGAGCTTCACTTCAGGATAGACATCATACATCAGGATCCTCTCCGTCTGATCCGTCTCCGGTATCATTCATGGGAGGAACTGTGATCTCGGTGACTGCTTCGGTGAGAGGCACACGGGACATGTTTGTCAGGATCACATCACCATCGGGTCCGACATCGTCGAATCCGAACACCTGCCTCTTCTCGTTGGTCGTGAGGAAGTCGGCTGCTGTGATCGCGTTGTAGAGTGGGGTCTGATCTCCGGACAGGTCCTGAACCTGTGCGATGTCGAATGTGATCTTGCCAACGTCCTTGTATAAGGGAGTGAGAACCTTGTTCAGGGTCTCCCAGAACTGCTCGAGGAGAGGCTTCACGCAATTGACTGCGAACTGCCTTCCTGCCTCTGCAGCATTGGCGTAGGTCTTATTCGCGACGTCTCCAATGAGCTCGGAAGGAACACCGTATGCAACAGCGATCTCCCTGCTGTTCATTACCATGCCGTTGGCGAAATCCATCTCCACGGCCGTGAATCCTGTCGGGATGACATCCATGTCATCACCGATGACCATCGCATTGCCTGTGTTCTCCGGTCCCTGATAGCCTCCGCGAATCTCCTCCTTCAGTTCCTTCCTCTGACGTTTCGACAGGGTGTTGTGAACCTTGAGTGTGATCGAGGGCCTTGCGCCGTTGTTCAGTGCGGACGTGTTCCACTTGCTTGCTGCGTTCTGCATGTCCGCTGCTCTCTTCGCGACGAACATCGGGGAGACGCCGTAGAATCCGTCACTCGACTTGTTCAGCTTGATGTGGATGACGTCTTCGGGATTCGCCACGATCGTCCTGTCTCCAAGGTTGATCGTCCATGAGGACACGGGCTCGAACAGGTTGTTGGTCCTGACAGGTATCGCCTTGTCGGGACTGATAGGCCACATCTCGACGATGCCGTGGAATGTGGTCCTCACCATGTAGATCATGGCGTTGCCGTTGATCCCGAGGTACTCCTGTATCTCCCTGACGAACTCCTTGCCGGACATCTCGGGATTGGGATTGTTGAGCAGTTTGATGAGGTCGTGATCGGGCTTCGTGATCTCGTTGTCCGATTTGTCGAACACCAAGAACGGCACAGATGCGACCGAGTTGGATCTGATATTGACTGCAGAAAAAATGAAAGGATTGTTTTCATAACCTGCGCGGTATTGGGAATACAGGTCCTTGCCTACGGTCTCCATTATGTTGGCTGTCATCCTCGGCAAAGGAGGTGGAGTAGGAGCCTGTTTGCGCGAGATAGCATTCAATATTCCCATGTTATCACATTATGTAGAGAGTAGAATCATTATCTGTCATCACATCAAAAGAACTCCACATGGTATCCGTTCGAAAAGCTCCGAACGAAGCAGAGATACTGCGTGCACGAATCGGTTATGTCATCGTGCTCTCCCTCGGGGAACTGCGCCATGTTGTCCATGATGGAGTTCGCTGTCGATGTCGGAACTAGGATCTCGTTCGCTCCGTTGAGAACGACACTTGCAGGCAGGAATACATGACCCCCCTCGATGGCAGGTGTTGCGATGTCGAGCCTCTGTCCCTTGTCCATGTCCCCGGGATCCATGGCCTTGATGGGCATGTTCGGTCTCGTCTCGCGAAGCTGTTGGATGAGGGCTGTTCCGGAGGACTTGTCCTCGATGAGATTGTATGTAGGCCTGTACTTATTGTTGAGATTGATCGCCGTTCTCACGAGATCGGGGAACAGCATCTTCTCGCAGATCATCTCGAGGAGGTAGTGGTTCTCCCTGATCCTCAACCATACCGTGCCCACGGAGAAATCATTGAGCTCCTTGATCTTGCTTGCCGTGTCCCATGAGATGTATATGTCCGAAGAACGGGACCGCAGGTTCTCAATATCGTCGACATTGTAGAAATGCCACCACTGCCTCTTAATGCGTCCAACGTCCATGTCATCGAGGAACTCACACTCATACTCCTGATTGTAGATCCTCGAGCCTCTGTCCATCAGTTCTGTCTGCAGGAATCTCTGATTCTCCGGAGACAGCATCCTCGGATTGTCCGATGCTTTGATCGTGTACTTCCTCCAGATCTCGGAGACGTATGCCTTGTAGAACTCGCCTGTCTTGTTCTGCGGCGTGGAGAGTATGATGAACTGTCCGTGTGTGGTCAACAGCATGGGGGACACTGCAGCGAAGATCTGATCGGGAACTCCTGCAGCCTCGTCCACGATGACGAGGTTCGATGTGAGACCTCTGATGTTCCATCCTGTTCCGGGCAGGGATATGATCCTGCTCTGATTCCTGAACTCCATCGTCATGACGTTGTCGATCGTGAGCTCGTGTGCATACTGCGTCTGCATGAGGATGTTCCTTATGCTGCGCAACATCTCCGAGGACTGCCTCTGTGTGGGTGATACGATGACGATGGTCTGCTTCGCACGGAAGAGTGCCCTGTGCAGGGCCTTGATGCCTACTGCCGTACTCTTTCCCCCCTGACGGTGGACCAACAGCAGAAGCCTGTCATCCGTGTCACGCAGGAAGTCGTTCTGCCATTCGTCCAATGTGATCCCGGCAGCAGGTTGGATGATGTCATGTGCCCACTCCACAGGACGGTACGTGTAGAGCAGGTTGCGGATCTCTGCGTTGGACAGTTCACTCATCATCGAACAACACCTGCAGGATCTCCGGATGAGCATCGATGCGCTTCTTGATCGCTTCGAGCCTTGCGTTCGAATCCTCGTCCTTCGGGAGCATATCGTCTATCCCTTTGTCGAGGCCGTAGTATTTGGCGAGATCGCGGTGTATCGCCGTGATCTCCTTGGAGTGCTGCACGATCTCCCACTTCGCCTGCGGATCGCTGTCCCCCCTGCGGATAGCACCCTCGTAGAGCTGTTGCTCTACATGCAGATGGTCGATGATCTTGAGCAGGGTCTCTGACTTTCCGACGATGTGCGGAGCGACGTCTACGACGGTGCAGTTCACTTTCTGAACACGTTCAGTTTTCTTTTGAACGGTCGGTGCTTTTTCACGCGCGCACGCACGCGCAGGTGTGGCTGGCGGATCTTGAACATTCTTGAGCGACTTCTGAACATTGACAACAGACCCTACGGAGACCCCGACTTTCTTCGAGATCTCCCTCACGGACATGCTCCCCGTGTAGTCTATGATCTCCTGACGTTGTGCTTCGCTCATCATGGATCTGCGACCTCATCATCTAACGGATAGATCTCAACGAAGTCATGCTCCTTCAACAGTATCATCAGATGATCTTCATCGAGAATGGAACCTTCTACTGCTCCGATGTTATTGACACAGGATGCTTTCACTCCCGGCTTCTTTCTTATCTTCTCATAGAGGAAGACAGTCTTCGCTCTGTATTCGACATAGAGCTTCCATCCGAGAAACATTCCGTTATCATCAAGACCTCCCTCGTCATGGTAATAGAAGAAGCTCTCTACTCCTTTCTTTCCCGTATCGCCTGCTAGAACATGCCCTATGATGTCATGGATCTGCAACAGCTCTTCTTTGGGCAGATGCAATGTCATTCTATCACCCTCTTATCCCACGATTCGAGAAAACGCGGTATTGCATCATCCCTAACGAAAAAACGCGGACAGAACGTATTATCGCTACTGCATCCGCATTTCTTCCATGCATCGTGTGAAGGTTCGATACTTAACGGACTTCCGCAGAACGGACAGGATTTATGTTCAGTCGTTCTCCCACTTCCCTCATCTTCCTCATTTCATCTTCACAGTCGCAGGTCTGACATCCACAACAGTCTGCTACACGGTCCTCTTCTATGATCAATGCAACATCTATCATATTGCGAAGTTCTTTCATTGCCTTTTCTGTCAAGTATTGCTTACGGTTCGGATTGAACTCTATTGTGAATATGAATCCCTGTTTCCGCATAGAATCATCAACGGTACGATAGACGATCATTCCCTCACCTTCTTGATCTTGACCACCTTCGCACTCGTAGGACGTGCATTGTCGAGCATCATGTTGATGAGGTGCGCATCGCCGTGCAGGAAGAGGTTCATTGCTTCCTGACATTCGTCTTCCGGAAGGATGACCTGCGATTCGAATGTGACCTTGAAGATCTTGTCAGTCATGGGATTCCTCCTTCTCCAATCTCATCTTCTCTCTTTCGAGTATCTGTCCCGAACGTACCCCGATGATGTATGCCTTCAGACATCTCCTGCATATAGGCATCCTGTGTACAGGGTAGATTCTCTTGCGCATGACACCGCATGCAGCACACCTGACCTTCATCATGCCACCTCCGGGTGATTCTTCTCGATCTGATCCATGACCTGATAGACCGACTGCCAACCCTCGTCCCCGTTGACCATTCTCGCGAATGTGTTGAGCAACTCCCACGTCGCTATGACGTAGGGATCATGAGGATCCTCCGCCTCGTCCAACCAAGTGCAACCGAGACGGAGGCAGTCGTGGATCTCCTCGAACTTCTGCGAAGGTGTCATGACAGATCCTCCACTTCGATGAGCATCGTGTCGACAACGTCGTTGATGAACTGCCCTTTGTCGGTGGCGAAGATCCTTCTCGATGTGTCCGCCGTGACCCTGTACTCGATCCATCCGAGGTCGAACATCTCGCATAGCCTGTAGTGTATCGTCCTCGTGACCATGTCGGGATATGCCCTCAGGATCTCCGTCTTGGTCCGTCCTTCATCGGCGACTATGCGCATGATGAGGTCTACGGCCATGGGCTCCTTGACGAGCTCCGCGTCCGTATTCATCTCGTCCCCTCCTCCAGTTCTTTGAGGATGCCTAGGACCTTCTCGGCCCTCTTCCTCTCGTAGGCCGTGCAGAACGTGGTGGCTAGCAATCCCTCCATGAGCGACCTCGCCGCCTCCGCCTTGTCGTGGATCTCCTTCGGCGTCATTTGGTCTCGACCTCCGGGATCTCCCTGAGTCTCTGCTCCGGATTCTTCACCGCTTTCTCTTTCTCCTTTTCTTCGGGATGTTCGGGCCTGACGACCTTCCTCTCCCTCTTGATCCATTCTCCTGAATTGATTGACATCGATACTTCCTTCCTGCACTGTGTGCATTTTATTTTCTGACCGTCCAAACGGACGTAAGAGCTGCCGCAATGTGGGCAGATGTAACATTCTTTCATTTCTCTCCCTCCGAGGGGAACCATAACTTCGT